GAAGCAAGTTCTTCGAAGTAAGGGGTATTGAATGAAGTTTCCAGAGTTTTTAGCTGTGTACGGCGACGCCAGCTTTAGGGGCAAGTGCCCCCTTGAGTCTGCCGAGCAAATAACGTTCTTTAACCAGTTGCGCTCAAAATACCCCGATAGCTACGGGCGAATAGCGCTGCATCCACGCAACGAAGGCCAGTTAATCGGCGGGCAGCATAGCAGCATTGACAAGAAAAAGGCCGAAGGCATGTCCACCGGCGCAAGCGACATAGTTATTCCAGGCGCTACCTCGTTTGTGTGTGAGCTAAAGCGTCGCGACCATACCAAGTGCAGTTGGCAAGATGGGCAAATTGAATACCTTGAGGCATCGCATAACGCGGGTGCTTTTGTGTGTGTCGCGCTAGGCTGGGAAGCGGCATGGCAAGCGTTTAGCGAATGGCTATCACAATCCAATAACCAATAAACAAAATCAATTAGCCACCCAGCGCAAGGGGTGGCAGTATTTGGCAAGCAAAATAGGAGGCAACCTATGGCTATTGAATTGTTGCAAGGCGATTGCATGGACTACATGCGGACGCTGCCGGATAAGGCTTTTTTACCAGGCCTCATTGTGTGATATACTCAGGGGTGTCATTAGCGAGGTCAATAAAATGAGAGAATCAAAAGAGATGCAGGTCGGTAAAGCAGGCGAATACGTCGCCTGCGCTGATCTGATTATGAAAGGATTGATAGCGTACCCAAGCGAGCAAGGCCTTCCATATGATGTTTTGATCGACACTGGAGAAAACCTACTAAAGGTTCAAGTAAAGGCAACAAGCGGGCCAAGGAAGGTGCCGCAGAGAAAAAAAGATTCTTACGCCTATGTTTTTAATATAAAGCGCTGCGGTAAGGGTAATAAGTCTAGGTATTCAAGCAAAGAGATTGATTTATTTGCCTTAGTTGCTCTTGATTCTATGCAAGTAGCTTATGTGGCCGTTAACGAAATGCCTGAAACCCTAAATATCCGCGTGGACGCTATGCGTGGATCTTACTACGATGAAAAGGGGGCGCAAGACTTCGAGATAATAAAACAGCTATCAAAGCAAGGTTTAACAATGCGGGAAATTGAAGAAGCCACTGGGGTGAACTATTCAACCGTTAGCCGTATGCTTAAAGATGGCTACAAGCCATTCAAAAGCGCCGCCCGATACATGTCAGAGCTACAAAAAACAAAGGAGTGGTTTTGCAATGTATGAGAACCTCAAAGGGCGCTACCAATCAGGCGGCGTGACTCTGTTCAATGATGACTGCATGAAGCTGTTAGCTGCGACGCCTGATAATTATTACCATCTTTGCGTAGTCGATCCGCCGTATGGGATAGATGTTGCCAATATGAACATGGGCGCGGGAAAGTCGGCTAGATGCTCGAAACTAGAAAACCGAAAATGGGAGGCGAAAGATTGGGATTCATCAATCCCTAGTAATGAATACTTTAAAGAGCTTTTTCGCGTTTCTAATCGTCAAGTTATATGGGGCGGCAATTACTTTAACTTACCGCCTAGCCAATACTTTGCAATATGGGATAAGGGTGAAGGAATGCGCGGACGAAGCTTTGCAGAGGGCGAATATGCCTGGGTTAGCGGCGGCGGTACGCGCATAGCGCAGATTAACCCTGTTGATAAGGCGCGCATCCACCCCACCCAGAAGCCCGTCAAACTCTACCAATGGCTACTCGCCAACTATGCCAAGCCCGGCGACCGCATTCTGGATACACACCTCGGCAGCGGCAGCAGCGCCATAGCTGCTCACTACGGTGGTTTTGATTTTGTGGGCATAGAGCTAGACGAGGACTACTACAAGGCGGCGCGCGAGCGTTTTGAGCGTGAGACGGCGCAGGTAGCGATGTTTTGAAAACCAAGCTCTACCGCCCGCTAGTAGACGGCAAGCGCATCACCCTGCTAGCCATGTCGGGAATGAATCGTGAACAGGCGTGGGAATATTGCTATTGGATATTTGGGGAGCGGTTAACTGGCATATAGTGAGGGTTAGATTACGTATCTAAAAAGTGCTACTATAGATCATGGCTGTGGTGGCCTAATTGCAGAATTAAATGATGGATGTATTAATCGGAAGGCTTCTGCGCCTAACACCACCCGATTAGTGCATCCATTTTTTTATGGGTGTTTTTATGAATATTGTTAGCAGGTCTGAAGCAAGAAGGCTTGGGTTGACGCGATATTTACAGGCAAGCCGTGCAAGCATGGGCATACTTCAGAGCGGCTTGTGAGCAATTTGCATTGCGTGGAGTGCAAGAGCTATCACAAGCGGCAGTACTACGCCAAAAACAGCAAAAAAGTTCGCGAATACAATAAACTGCACTATCTTAAAAACGCAGATAAATACCGGGAATATCAAAGGCAGTATCGAATTGATAACGCAGATCGTTTGCGAAAAAGCAGCCGAGAATTTACACGCAAATGGAGGATTCAGAACCCAGAGTATCAGTGTCAGTACCAAGCGAACAACCGAGAGAAATTCTATGCCAACGTCGCAAAACGACGTGCTGCCAAACTCAACAGGACCCTGTCGCACGATAAAGAACTTACACAATTTGTTATGCAGGAAGCATTACAACAGTCTAAGGATATGGAAGAGTTATTCGGAGTTTTATTCCACGTTGACCACATGATCCCTATGCAGGGCCTGAAAGTCAGCGGATTCCACGTTTGGTACAACCTGCAAGTTTTGCCAGCTAGTCTCAATATCGGCAAAGGAAACCGGATGCTGTACACGAAACCTTTTGATTGGTTGTCGGATTTTACATAAAACAAAGAAGAGCCATGCACCGAACCACTTACTACAAACGCCTAGCCGCTGGTTACAGCCATAAGCAGGCGCACACGCTACCCAAACACTGCCCGCGATGGATGCTGGCAATTGAGGAGCAGGAAGGGCAGCCGTTGCGCGATATACTGGCAGCGTCAGCAAGGGCAGCACCACAGACGGGATATACTTGCGCTGACTTAGCCCGAGAATGGGGGCTGCATAAAGACACGCTGGGCCACTGGTGCCGAAAGTGGGGGATACGGTTTCCCATTGGTGCCAGTTGTCGGCAAAAAGAGGCCGCGAAGGCCACCATTGGTAGGGTTAATGAGAGGAAGCGAAAATGATCACCGTCAAAATCACAAAAACGCAACGCATCGATGACCGCGCGGTCACGGATACCACTGAGCTAAAGGGCGATGCAGGCGAAGTGCTGGCATTGCTTGATGAGCTGGGACACACAATGCCGCTGGACGATGATGAAAAAAACGATACTGTTCATTGAGGAGGCAATATGTCACTACTAGCCGGACAACACCTGCACGACCTAATCGAAGCTGGTGTGATTGATGCGATGCACGAGAATGTAAACGCCAGCTCCATTGATGTGCGCCTGGGGAATTCGTTTCAATTTGAACGCAGAGAAGGCGGCGTTGCGTACCTATCAAGCAAAGACGCGCTGAATTTTTTCCCCAACGTGTTTGAAGAGGGTGAACAGCTACGAATCCCGCCGGGGGAGTTTTTTCTAGGCCATACGCTTGAAACGTTCAACTTGCCCGACAATATTAGTGCCGAGTTCAAGCTGCGCTCCAGCGTGGCACGCAGCGGCTTACAGCACATGCTCGCAGGTTGGGCGGATGCGGGATTTAACGATGCACAACTAACCCTTGAATTTAAAAACGTGACGCAGTTCCACGAGTTAGTGATTGAGCCGGGCATGCGTATTGGGCAGATGGTGTTTTACCGTCACGACCCCGCGGGCGATAACAGCTACGCGGTTAAGGGTCGATATAACGGGCAGCGTGGCGTTCAGGCTAGCAAAGGCGTTCGATAGCCAAAACCTAATGCATCGCCGCAACCCCATAAACACAATCAATTAGCAACGCCAGTGTGCGGGGTTTATAGTGAGTACATACACAGAGCGAAACAACCAACCGCTAGGAGATAGGCAATGGGCATCGCATATTTGGCATTCGTAGCTGCAAGCTTTTACATGGGCTATAAAAGAATGAATCGAAAAATGATGGCAAGCGTTGAATCTGATGATCGTCAAATGGCAGTACCTGCAAGCATTTTTTCAGGAATCATTGTTTCGTTAACTTGCGTTGCTGCATTGGGAGCAGTAATAGCAATATCAAAGATGCTATACATGATTGTTACTTTTTAAGCAGCTAGTCGATAAGATATGACACACAAGGAGCAAAACATGACCAACGAACAACCCAAACTCAACCCCGACATCGTTATCGGAAACGCCACAGTAGTCGGCACCGAATCAGGCTGGGCACTCCCCGGCGGGCGCATTGTCCGCGACAAAACACGCGCCCGTATGTATGCGCGTCGGATGGCTAATTTGATGACTGTATTGGAGGTGGTGAAATGAGCAACGAGACGAAGTTTACGCCGCCCCCGTGGAATGTATCGACATGGATAGAGCAGCCGAATAATCGGACAAAGCCAATGGTTGCGGCTGGCGGTGTGACGGTGGCGATCACGCATCCCGCTCCGATATGTCAGCAAGATGAATGCGGGGCCAACGCCCACCTTATCGCCGCCGCACCTGAGCTTTATGAGGCGCTTGATAAACTAAAATCGAGCTATGAGGCGCTGGCGCATGATTATGAGTACGCGGTAGGCGCAGGTGATATTCATCCATTGCACGCTGAGCATATCCAGCGTTGCGCCGCCGCCTTAGCCAAAGCCCGAGGAGAACAACAATGATCTGCACTGTGCCAGACTACAAACTAGACGACATCGACGCCGATGCCCGCGACGCCCGCGACCTTGAGCAAGAAGCCAAGCGCGCAGCAGCGTGGGACGACATGCTAAGCGACGATGGCGATATTAGCGAGGTGATAGAGCTGCTGTCTGAGCATCCACTGGAAGTGCGTAACCTGCTGCGCGACTATCACCACCTCGGCAACGACCTGCGCACAGCCGGGTACGAGCTAGCAGCGCGGCTGCATGAGTTAGCGGATGGGGTTATTGAGGAGCGTATTGGATGACCAGCTTCAACCCGTTACAGAGCATTACCAACGCCATTATGGCCCATGTGCCCGATACGCTGTTTGGGCAAGGGCTGGCGATTGGTGCAGGACTGTTGATTTTTATCGGTGCCGTTCTGTTTTTGGCGGCGTTTGGTGTTTGGATTGCGGAAAAGATGGGGTATTGTAATGACGACGACAGCATTTGATGATCAGTTTGCGCCGGAACCTAAGCGCCAATTCAACCCAGCCACTAGCAATTTGACTAACTCACAAGCGCGGGAATTTGCGGAAGAATTCAAAACCTGCAGCGACGGACAGCCATGCGGACAGGAGGATTATTGCGACGATTTCCACAACGCGCCACATACTCAAGATGCGCGGCGGCTGGATGAGCAGTTGGCGAGAGACATGAAGCAGCCACGCTACCAGGATGCGAAAGGAGATGACTGGATAGACGAGTTTGCTCGAACGGCCACGGCTGAAGAGTTTCATGGCGCTATGCGGTTTACTATCGGTAAATATAACCGACGCATGGGTAAAAAAGATGACATGCTGAAAGAAGTGCGTAAAATGAAAGACTATTGCGCCCGCTGGGAACAATACATCCTAGCCAAGCACCGATAACACGCCTGCCCCGTGGCGTAAATAGCGGGGCTTACCCAAAGCTGGCCTAGTGGGGGAGCAATAACGCCAGCAGCGATTGACGAAACGCCTCCTAGCCTCGCTATCCCTATGCGACAGGGACGCAGGCAAACCGCCACGTGCGGTAGTTTCGGGCAATCGCCGTACGCCCCACGAGACGGGGCTTTTTTATACTCAAAAAAGGAGCGGATCATGCTATTAGCAATGAGCAAATACGAACAACAGATATTCGAACAGCAACGCCAGCAGTGTCTAGCCGCAGGCTCGCGGTCTATCAAGCGGCAAATCAAGGACTACCCCGGGCGCGTCGTGTCTATTAAAACTGCTGAACAACGCATGCGGTACAAAGATATGTCGCTGCATGATGCGTGCGTGATCCCCGTTGGCACGTTTAAGCAGGGGTGGTGATATGAGAAGTCTAGACGAAACAGACTTAGCGTTTATACGTGAAACGTATCCAGACCCCTCGTGGACACTGATTCAGATAGCTGAAAAGCTCGATAAGTCAGACAGCACAGTATTGCGCGCCGCGCGCCGCATGGGGCTTAGTCGACCCGATAAGTTCCAATGCCCTAACGTAGACTGGGAAACGATTTGGTATTCATATCTTTCATGCAGGTCTTACAAGAAAGTAGAGGAGCAGACAGGCATTAGTCAGAAGGCTGCGATTAAGGCGGTAAGAAGAATGAAGGAAATGACCGAAGCAGAACGAATAATGCGGTGGAATCGATACCGCGTTAAGCACGACATGCCCTTGTTTACCAAGTGCTAGTGGCCTACAATTTAATTGTCGTCAAACCTTTCGAGCTACTAACCGACGCAAAGCCAGCCCCGACCACCAATCGGGGCTTTTTTATTACCGCCGCCGCGTCAATACGTTATCCAGCAGCCCGCCACCCGTGGCAATGCGCGTCACCTTCTCGGCACTACGGCCCAATATATATCCCGACAAGCCATACTGCACGATATCGAACAGCGCCGTGACGGTCTCTTGTGATAGGTTTTCAGGCGTAAAACCGAACCAATAACCGCCCACTAATCCAGCGAACCAAAGCATGACCAACGGACGCCAATTTCTCTGAAGCCACGACTCGCCATTGGCTTCCGCCGTCACTACGCTGCCGCGCTGTTGTATAAGCGCCTGCGTCAGCGATGCTTCGACTTCGCGCAATTTAATAGCCGCTTGCGGGTCTGCCTGCATAGCCGCTTGCACTGCCTTGGGGTTGTCGTCCACGCCCAATGCGCGAGCGATTAGAGTCCCAGCACCAGCACCAGCCGGGCCAGCAAGCACGCCGCCCAGAGCAGGCGCAGCTTTCGCCACCGTTTCTGCCACATCTCGCCAGTTCATCCTAACACCTCGATGCAGCGCTCATAGCGCCGCTGTCTGTCATCTAATCCATTCGTACCGCCATTGATACGCCGCGTAGCGGTCACGATGTCCGCGCCAACAGGAACATTAGTCACGTAAAACCAGCACGCAGCAAGCGCGCCCACACCTGGCTCTAATAGCGAATCGGGATGCAACACTGGTTCACGGCTGTTGATGGCATCAGCGAATCGGGTGTAATTGTAGCGCCCGGTTAGCTGAATAGGGCCACGGCCACGGAATAGCC